AGGTATTTGATGTTCTGGTCCTATACTTTGATACAAATAATTAATACAACCATTTAATGATTTCACAAATTTTTCGTTTGTTGATGTATCAATTTCTGGTAGAGCATATGTTTCGTGAACAATTTTGTGAACACCATACTCTAGATGAATTGTTTTAAAATTTACAGCCATTACAGCAGGATTCTCTACCCATTCTTCTATATCAAGGTTACCTCTAATATCATCTTCAGGTATCGGTATAACAATACTTTCATCACCGTCTTTGTTAAAATCTGAACAACCATCATCTGTACAATATTCTTCTCTATCAGCACAAGCATAAAGCCATAATCCAAATATACAAACAATGATTAAATAAAAATTTAGTTTTTTCATATTAATTTTTTTAACTCCCTTTTAGTAGCATAAGGTTTATGCAATCTACAAGTGAACCATCTAAACTGTGGTTCAGCAGTAGCAGGTCCTTCGAACATACCATTTGTTCCATGTTCGTTTGTTGTTTCTGCATAAATTAATTTTTTCATAAACAAAGAAAGAGCAGCGTCATACTCTTTACAAGGTTTATATCCTAAAGCCTTAGGCCTTTTAGGTGTTTCATAGATACCCCTACGGTTTTCTATGATTCCTTTAATAATCTTTTTTTCATATCTATTTAATTTTATCATGTAATCTTTCAGTTATTATTTATTGTCCATAATTCATCGGTACTGGTGCACCGTTGTGAGTATAAACCTTAACACCAGGTTTACCTTCTTCTTTTGTTAGTCTAGTTCTTGTTTTCATATGTTTGATATAACTAGAATTGACATCAAAATGCCAAGATAATTGTTCTTCTTGCATTGGAAATACATGGTCATTATCTCTTAATTCAGGTTTTAACATCATGTAATATTGAAAAGCAAGGTCTTCGGTTGCAAACCAAACAACACCTTGTATTTCTAAAATTTGTGGGTGGTCACCATGTGATTTGCCATCTTTGTCAGCGAATGAAACCATACAGTACATATTATCAGCAGGATTATTACTCATGTTATCTCCCATATACAGAAAATGTATCTGCACCGTACATATGACAAAATGATTGTGGTCTATTATACCATACATCATGGTTTTTGTTTACTTTCAGTAATTTTGAATTACCTCTGAATCTGTATCTAACTTTCATACCGTTACCAGAACCTGTGATTTCTTTGAAGTAAGGTAAATACTTCATCGGTATATTTTTTGCGATTGATGATTCAGGACCGTGTGGGTCTGTGAGATATTTTAACAATAGAGGGTTAACAACTCTCTCAAACACTTTTTTTCTTCTATTCATAATATAGCCTTTCAATTTATACTTATATAATACACTAAAATGACACGAATTGCAAGCATTATTCCACCTTAAAAACCCTTATTTTCTGCGAAAAACTGGAATAAATCGCTTAAAAAAACCCTTATAAATCAACAGTTTATAGTCGTCTTAAAGTATTGAAAAATAAGGGTTTTTATAGATAAAATTACTGTTTTTTCATGAAATTGTCGTTCCAATCAAACGCTTCTTTCACTAAATTGGCAGTAAAGCCTTTATATTTGTTATTGATTTTTTTGTTTACAACTGTCACCAAAAACTCTGCCTCTTCGCCAGATAGTCCTTCTAACATTTGTATGAATAAAGTTTCTCTTTTATTTTGTGATAAAGAATTATCGCCACCTTTTGTAAACAGATATAATCTTTTTGCTTCTTGTTGCAACATAGTATGCTCTGTTCCTACAGGAGCGTCATTTACTTCGTATGGCACATCACCTTTCGGTAATAACCATTCAATGTTTGGATCAAAAGCACCTTTTAAAACTTGTCTTAAAGCAACCGAGTCATGGTCCTTTAATACTTTTAGTTTTCTAGGTTTGTCTTTTGCATTGTTTACTTTAGTAGCAATCTCACTCATTAGAGGTGGTACAGCTCTGCCAGCGTCTGCCATAGCTTGCATTCCTCTTTTTGTTGCCAATGCTGGATGTGATTGTGTTGGGACTTCTCCCTCTCGACTAGCAATTGAGCCGTCTGGGTTTCTTCTTATTATAACCATTTGTTTCTCCTTAACAGTTCTTTCAAGGTCTAAAACTCGTCAATGACCTCAATTAAAGTTTTAAGTTTCTTGTTTATAAAGTAGCCTAGTATTTTATCTCTAGTTGCCACTTTAACATCATTAAACTCATTATTAATTTTCGCCTCAAGTTCTTGAGGTATACAATTTAAATCAATCAGTTTTCGATTTCTATTGTAATTCTTTTCTTCTTCTTCAGTAAATGTAGGAAATACCTCATTTACCCAATTATTTAGTTTCTTTTTACTTAAAGGTTTTTGTCGTCTACCTTCAATAAAAACATTATCATCTGACAATACATTTGGTATACCATCACTTCGGTCACCTTTTAGTATATGCTCTCTAATATATATAATGGGATTCTCACCTTTACCGACAAATTTATTTAGTACTGGATTATATTGTTTTATCCATTCTTTGTGTAATTGTATAAAGTCTTTATCACCTGACAATATTAAAACTTTCTTTAGATGATTAGGACCAACTTGTCTATCTAATCGTCTTATTAATGTAGCAATTATATCATCTGCTTCAGCAGTTTCTAACTCTATAACTTTGTATGGTAAAAATGTTTTAATCTCATCTTTGATATTATGCAACATAGAAAAAATAGCATCCCAATCATGTTCAGATTTTGCTCGATTTGCTTTTCGACCTGCTTTGTAATTAGGAAAATGTTCTCGTCTCCATACATTTTTACTATCACAAGCGATAACCATTTCGCCGTATTCTTTTCTAAACTTTTTATTGTGGGCACGAAGTGAATTTAAGACCATATGTCTAACAAGGTCCTCGTTTAATTCTACTGCATTACGACCATTGATTTGAACCATTAGGTTCGATATCATTATTTGATTTAAGTCAACTATAATCATAGTATATAATTTAATATTCCTGTAACAAAGATAAAAGCAGCAATACTATTTAATAGAATTAATGCTCTATCGTGCCATAACATTCCTACAATTAACCATCCTGTAACTCCTATTAAATGTAATATAAGATTTAATGGTTCAAAGCCGCTAACAGATGTTAGTGCCATAGCAAGTAATAATATGATAGATGATGTCCATTTTATATACCAAGATAAATCATATTTAGGTGTAATCTTTTTAAACACCCTAGTAGAATTTAATTCTTTAATTTTATCATCTAGTTTTTTCGTATATTCTTCAATCATGGTATAATTATATCAGGTTATTAGCCTGGTGTCAAGCGTTAATCCAAATTGATATCTGGATCAAACTGTATATTTAATTCTTGTTGTCTATCTTCTTCTTGTTTTTTAGTTTCTTTTTGTTTTTTAGCAGTAAGATTACCGTAATTAATATCGGTTACTTTTCTGCCGTCTTTTAGATTATGTATTTTAGCAATAGAGTCAGAGATAGTCTGCATTGGATGTTTTCTACCAAAGTCTCTTTTCAATAAAGACTTAATAGACTCAATGACTATTGCTAAATCTCTTAAAAAGATATCAGTTTTTGTATCTACAACATTTTCTTGTAACACATGAATAATATCTAAAATTAAACTTTCAGTTATTTGCTCAACAAATTTATCTTCTTTTATTTGTCTAGCTTCTTCCTCTGTTAGGTCTGGACTTTTAGGATTATTATGCACTACTCTATGAGCAGGAAATTTAATTAATTTACCCATTTATTGGCTCTAACTCCTCTTGTAGTTTTTCTGATTCAGATTTTTCTAATCTTTCTTTTTTTGCTCTTCTTGATTCTTTAAGACCTATATTAAGCAACTCTTCCTCTTTGGCCTGTTCCTCGTGAAAGTATCTTATCTTTTTTTCTTTTGTATTTCTCTTTTTATCCATGAGATTGCTTGATATGATGTAGGTTTTCTATTAATCATTCTTCTTATTGCTTTATATACAGACGGATTGACATCTTCAGCAGGTTTGTTATTATCAACGATAATAAAATTACTTGAGCCAAATAGTCTTTGTAGTTTACCTATATTTTGTTGTACTTGTTTATGATTGTTTATTACAATAGCGTCTGGTATTCTTCTTGCTCTCATCTGATTTCTT